GACCGGGAAACGCCGAGTGGAAATAGCTTCCTTGGCCTTGATAACAGCTTGGATCGCCTAAAAAGGAGACCTCTTAGAAAGCGGGCGGAGGAAGTTCCACCAGACTAAGGAGGTTTTCTAATGGGAAGCGATGTTCGCCATGTCCGCGGCGAGGCCCAGAAAGAGCTTGTAAAGAAGTTTGAAGTATTTACAAGCAAGGGGCGGTCAAGGTGGCAGGTTTGGAGCGACTGGATTACGATAAGCGCCATTGCCGTGTCCAACGCGACGGACAAGAGCCACTTCGATGAGCGGGAGCAGCAGTACATGACTATTGTGAAAAAGTACACGAAGCAGGAAGTGGACGCATTCGCGGATATGTTCTCGATTCTGGTTATGGCGCTGGAGGACAACTCGGAACAGGATTTCCTTGGCGAGCTGTATATGTGCTTGGGGCTTGGAAGTGACCACGCGGGCCAGTTCTTCACGCCTTACCACCTTTGCGAGTTTATGTCTGTGGTGACGACCTCGGCAGAAGAATTTCAGCAGAAAATCGGAGACAGGGGATGGGTCGCGGTCTGTGACCCGACCTGCGGCGCGGGGGCCTTGCTAGTGGCGTTTGCAAACGAATGCAGGAAAAAAGGCATCAATTATCAGACGGATGTGCTGTTTGTGGCGCAGGACATTGACTACATCGTGGGAATGATGTGCTATCTGCAAATGAGTCTGCTTGGAATGCCGGGGTATGTCGTTATCGGTGATACGCTTGCAAGCCCGTCTGTGTCTTATGACAAAAGGGGGCTGCTTCCAGTTGACAAAGGGAACGTCTGGTATACGCCGCTGCTCAGGATCCCGGTTTGGCAGTATCGAATCTCTATGGCGCAGATGAAGCTGGTCGCTCAGCCGATAAAGAAAGAGCATACTGCGGATGCGCCAAAATCCGAACCACAGAAAGCCCTTGAAGCCACAAAAAAGAGTAAGCAACCAAAAGATACGGAAAAGCCCAAAGCCGCTAAAATGCCGCCCAAAGAGCCGGAGCAGGAACCGATGTTCTCTGAGGGCAAGGGTGGGCAGTTGAGCTTTTTCTGATAGGAGGACAATATGGATTCCACCACACACACCACAACCACAGTAGAGTTTGTCGATTGGCGGGCCAAGGCAAAAGAGAAGCTGGAAGCAGAGGACAAGCTGTTCAAAGGCGGGCGCGCCGCCGCGAGCGTTCAGAGCTATGTGCTGCGGGCACTGCTGAACTTTGCAGATCAGGAGCCGCGCTTCGCTGAGGTCGTTTGCAACACGGAGCGCACATTCTCGGAATGCTGCGCGGCAGTCGTACACAATGCGGGAGAGGTTCTGTCTGACCTTGAAGCGTACCGCAAGGCCGTGCAGTTCTATTTTCCCAATGCTGAAATCTCGTTTTCGATGAACATCAATCTTACCGGGACGCCGCCGACGGAAGAAGAGATGCGGGCGCCGGCAACCATCAAACCGGAGGACGCCGCCCCGAATATTCCGAAACCGCAGGAGCCGAAAAAGGGAAAAACCGACCAGAAGAAGCAGAAACCGGAGAAAAAGCCTGCAAAGAAGAAAGAAAAGCAGAGCGAGGATTCGATGCAGCTTTCCTTGGAGGGATGGTTCTGATGATTTTGGGATTCAAGGGATTCAAGCCGGGGCTGGTTGCAACGCTTGGAAACGGAACATTCCGGTATGTTCCGAACGAGCTGAATGAGACGGAAAAGGCCATGTGCGCCAGCACAGGATTCCATTATTGCTTAGACCCGTGGGATTGCCTGAACTGGTACACATGGAACGGAAAGAATGAGTTTTGGGCAGTTGCGGCCGGGGGCGATGTTGACGAGGATGGCTACGGAAGCCGGAGCAGCTGTACGAAGCTGGTTCCCCTCCGCAAGCTAACAGCAGAAGAATTTTTGCTGATGCACGCCAACTATGTGTTTGAGCATCCTGCGGAGAAGTTTGAGGACAGCTATAAAGGGCCATTTCATGTCGCATATGGCCGGGGTAAAAAACTGGCCGGAGAACTGGGAGAATGGCTCTGCTTCATCATTCGAGATCAGCAGGAGTCTATCTGCATTGCACAGCCGATTGACGGCGTGAAGATTTTGCCGGGGAAAAACTACACGGCAGAGAGTTTGGAGGCGGCACACAATGAAAAAGGCTGAAGAATTGAAACTTTATGCACCGGAGCCGAAACGGCCAGAGCTGGATGCGGCGCTGTGTATGTCAGTTGCCGAGGGGCAGGGCATGGGCCGCTACATCAAGGGAAAGGTGCTGACGGTGGCCGTCTGGGACAAAAAGGAAAAGCCGCTGGTCGTGTGGCGCTTTTTCGGGGATTACTGGACGGGGGAGCTTCGCGGGAACGAGAACCCGACCAAAGGTGAGCTTTCGCCGCGTCAAATTGAGGTCAAGCCCTGCCAGTGTTTGACGTGGAGGACCGAAGTGCCGGCAACAAAGGGAGAATCGGAACTCCTGCAAAACTATTTTGATGACTGCAGACCGGGATATCTGATTGGCATTGTAGAAGATGCACTGTCGGCTCATGCCAGGAAGAAGCGCGAAGAGCGCAACGCACGACAGGCGGCTGAGACCAAGAAGCTCTTTGAGAATCTGCCGGAGCCGCCGGAAGATCTCAGTAAACAAGTTTTGAAAGTGTGCAGTGATGCGGGCTTTCTCTGGGTCACCAATGATAAACAGAACGTAATCGAACCCGGCGGCGTTGAGAAGAAAATCTCGATTCAGCGGGCAAGGTGCGATAGCTGCGGTGGTGAATATACGCTGTCGGAACTGCTCAAACACAAGAGCACAGCGACGTGCGAGTGCTGCGGGGAGAAAATGCAGGTTCGCAATACCCGCTATTCGGTCAAAAGGTTATGGGCCGCAAGGACATTCCTTTGGAGCAAGCCGCAGGGGGATGGAGTCTGGATTCGCCGCTATCTGGTGTATTTCGATTTCAAAAATCATCGGGCAGAACCGGAATTTCACGGCCGTGGAATCTGGTGGACGGACGGAAAGACCATCAAGCAGTGGAAACGCGACTGGGGCGAAAAAGCTCAGTATATCATGTGCCAGCGCCCGAAGCTGTCCGCGATGCTGCTTGCCCCCTCTGGCCCGTATCAGCCGTACACGCTGGCATCCCACACTGACCAATTTGAGAGTGATGTTCGGAAAGTGCTGAAATCTGAATGGATGTACCAGTACGATAATCACCTCAATTTTCCGTGGGAAGTTCGGCAGTGGGAAATTGTGAATCGGTATCCGATGGCCGAAAGCCTTGTCAAAACGGGCTGGGCTGACGCTCTGTGCTCTCAGGTGTACGACGAATATGAGCACAGCACCCGCATCAATCTTCGCGCAGAAACCTATTACGGCGTGTTTGGCTTGAACCGTCAGGAACTGGCCGCAGTCTCGCAGAGCAAAAAGTCGTTCCGCGAGGTGGATAATGCGCTGGAATGGAAAGAAGCCGGCCTTGCAATCAATGGCAAGAACATGGCAATGACGGCTAACATCCGAAAACTCTCAGGAATGGCCAAGACATTGCAGGAAAGCGGAATGACGCGGAGCCTGAAATATCTCCGTCAGCAGACAAGGCGAGCCACCGGAAGCTACAACGGCCAGATTGCTCTTCAAGTTGCATCGGACTGGCTGGACTATCTCGATATGGCCGGACAGATGAAGATGAACTTGAATCTTGAAAAGGTTCGTTTCCCGCTGGATCTCAAGCGCCGCCATGATGATTTGGTTCTGGAGCGCAATAAGCGGCGTCGAAAGGATGCGTTGAGAGGCGCTGCAAGCAGCATCAAAAAGGACGCCAAGGAGCTGGAGAATCAGTTCCATATCGAGAACATCTACAAGAAAGTCCGCAAAATCTATGAGTACGATGGAGCGGAATACATCATTCGGGTGCCGGATGGAGCAAAGGCAATTTTGGAGGAGAGTAGATTTCTTGACCACTGCATCCAGCGCGGGACCAGATACTTTGAGCGCATTGCCAAACGTGAGAGCTACATCTTCTTCATGCGGCGCAAAGCCGACCCGAATACCCCGTGGTACACCTTGGAGGTGGAACCGGGCGGCACTGTCCGCCAAAAGCGCAGCTATAACAACGACCAGTACGCCGATTTGGAGGGTGCGAAACCGTTTATTGCGGAATGGCAACAGGTTGTGCAGAGCCGCATGACAGCGGCGGAAATTGATTTTGCACGGCAGTCTAAGGAAATCCGCGCACAGGAGTTTGCAGAGCTGAAGGAGAACGGAAACATTATCCGCACGGGAGCAAATGCTGGAAAGCTGCTCGTTGATGAACTGATGCACGACTTGATGGAGGTGGAAAAACGTGTCGGCTAAAATTGAACTTTCTCTCGCGCCCGCCAAAGCAAAAGGCCTTTCGGAAGATGAGCGTCTGGATTTGGGGCGCCTGCTCCTGAAAGCAGGATACCGAGTTGATATTGTACGCCGTCGTCCGAATACCAATCCGGGCACCAATTACGATTATTTCATGGTTTTGGACAAAGGAGAGAACAATGCCTGATACTCGGAAGAACCACAATCCCAGCGGTGCGCCGGACCCTACACGAGTCCGGGCAGAGAGCAACATCCAGAGGGAAGAAGCTCGTGTGAGCGAGCTTGTCCACGTCCTGCGTTATGTGGCAGGTGCCGCCGGGTTTGAAATTGTGGAGCGAATCGTTCTCGTGGATAACCAAACGGGGAGGATCTATCGGTGAACAGAACGAAAAACGAGTTGGCCGATTATGCTTGGAATCCGGTGACAGGGTGCCTGAAAGATTGTCGGTACTGCTATGCAAGGAAAAGCGCGATACGGTTTGCAAGCGATTGGCGCCGAAATTTGGCAGAGAGACCGAAAGTTCAGCAGGTGGGAGAAAAGCTCTTTGAGCTGGATACCCCTTGGAAAACGAAGAGCCAGCGCTTCCTGAACAGTCCAACGGGGTTTCTGCCCACCATGCACAAATACCGTTTCGACTGGCCGCAAAAGGTCAAAGTTGGCTCAAGCATTATGGTATGCACAGACGGCGATTTATTCGGGCCGTGGGTTCCTGAAGAATGGATTCTTCAGGTGTTTGCGGCGGCTGATGAAGCGCCCCAGCATCAGTACATTTTTCTGACGCAGTATCCGGAACGCTATAAGCAACTTGCGAATCACGAGAAGCTACCCCAAAACAAGAATTTCTGGTACGGTTCGACGGCGACGGTCAGAGAAAGCAGCGTATGGGCGAACGAACACTATAATGCGTTCGTAGCGATAGAGCCGCTCCTTGGCCCGTTTGAGGGCGATGTGACAAAAGCGTTCCAGAAGTTGAAGTGGGTCATCATCGGCGCGGAAACGGGCCGAAACGTCGGAAAGGTCATTCCGAAAGCGGAGTGGATTAAAGATATTCTTACGTCAGCGGATGCGACCGACACGCCTGTCTTCATGCGGAGCAGCATGGAAAGCGTGGTGGGTGCTGAGAATATGCGGCGCGAGAAACCACAGCCGCTTCTTCAGAGAGTTCCCAGTGACGTGCAGAAGGAGCGTCTGTGGGAGTATTGCGCGGTCTGTGGCAAGTACAGACCGATGAAAGAAATGTACGCGCTGCTCTTGCGCAGAAAACGTGGAGATAGCCCGGAGCGGGTGGCTTATATGTGCCCGGAATGCTATGAGCAGTTCAGTAGAGACAATTTTGAGAAAGGAAAAGACGATGAAGTTTGAACGAAGCGAAATTGGAGCGCTGTTCTCCAAGCTCCGAACAGCGGTGCCGGAGGTTCGCGCAGTGGGCAACGACAGCACGGGAATCCTGCTGAGTGGCCCGGATGCGTTCGCAACGAATTTGGAACTGAGCATTCGGGCAGAACTTTCCAGCCCGGTTCCGCAGGGTGTCGTTATTCCGCCGCGTGGAGTGGATTTTATCAGCGGAGCAGTAGCCCCTGAAATCAACATCAACGTGACAAAGAGCGGGTTGGTCATAGAGTCCGGCACGGCGCGGGCACGGTTGAGCACGACGCCGGCAGAGAATTACCCCACATTTGATGGTCCGGGAAAGGATGCGAAGCGCTGCGTGGTGAGAGCGAATGATTTGAGCTGGGCCATCTCAAAGGTTCTATACGCTGTGTCCAAGGAGGATCGGCATCCGGCGCACAAAGGGCTGTGCTTTTCCCACAACGGCGACGATACTTTGGAAATCTGCGCCCTGGATGGGTACAGAATGGCCATCAGCCGAATCGACTGCACCGCCGATGGCAACTTCAAGTTTGTGCTTCCGGCGGCAACGGCAAAGGCGATTGACACGCTGTGCCTTGATGGGAGCGTCAGTATTGAAAGAGACCGCAAAAAGGCCGTTTTCAGTGACAACAATTTTGAGGTAAAGTCTCGCCTGATCGCAGAACCGTTTCTGGATTATAGCAAAATTGTAGCCCAAAAGAGTGGGGGAACCAGAATCGTGCTTGACAGAAAAGAATTGCTGGGCGTTCTGGGACGCGTCAAACTTGCTCGGTCCGCAGACGCAAAGGAAAAGAGCACCTTGGTGATGGATCTGGAACCCGGCGGCACAGGTAGAGCATCGATGCGTAGCACGATTGCGCAGATGAATGAGGAATTTTCTTTCAACGGAAAGCTGGATGAGCGCCTGCGAATCGGCTTTAATCTGGAGTTCCTGAGCGAGGCATTGAAGTCGATGGAAGGAGACGAGGTCAGCGCATGGGTGGTCGGTCCTCTATCCCCCGTAAAGCTGATTGAGCCGCAGTATGAAGCGCTGGTGCTTCCTGTCAAGGTCAAGGAGGAAGCATGATGCGGGGTAGAACTTTTCGTGGGCAGTCCCCAGATGGCACTTGGCATGAAGGATTCTTGATTCGCTCTCCGGGTGTGAAGAACAGTCGCCCAGGTGAGGGCTGGTACATCAACTCCGAGCAAGAGCCGGCATGCGCCCATCTCGTCAAGCCGTTTACGATCGGCATGAACACGACTCTGACGGACGGAAACGGGGCACCTGTTTTTGAGGGGGACATTTTGAAAGACGATCGATGCGGCAAAGATGTGATTTTTGCCGTAAGATACGGCGAATACATCGACTACGGCGTAGGCCATATCGGATTCTACGCAGAATTTTCGGAGAACCGAAAGGAGTTTGTCGAGCATGGTCTTGCAAGCTTGGTTCTGACCGCAAAGGTGGTTGGAAATGTAGTGGACACGCCGGAGCTGATGGGCACGAGCACTGGAAAGGAGCAGCAACATGAAGTGGATTGAGACGATTACCCCGAAACAGGCGGTTGAAGAGCTGGGAGTACCTTATCACGGCTGGATGAGGGAGATGGATCGGGCATGGATCAGCGAAGACCAGAAGTACAGCGTGATGTCTCGTTTGCTCCGCACGGAATGGGGCAAGGTCGAACACGTCACGATTACGGCGGCAGAGGGCGTTGGCCGGAGTGACGGCAGCGGGGATATCCCGTGGGCCGTCAAGATGGAAATTAAAAACGACCTGTTCGGCGAGAAGCGAGTTGCCGTCGAAGTGTTCCCAACGCAGGACCGGCTGGTGGACGTCTGCGACTGCTATCACCTCTGGGTGTTTGAGAAAGGTTTCCAGCTTCCGTTCGGCATCCACCCGCGCGATAAGAAAACGGTGACGGTCAATCACGGCAGTACCAGAGTTCGGGCCATTGACGGCGCAGGACGCGAACACAGCATCAAAGAGCTGCTGGAAGAGAATGGCGCGGCGGACGTTCCTAAACAGGCATATGCACAGGCTATGGCCGGGTATATGATGAAAAATCTTCTGGGAGGGTGATGCAAAATGTGGCTTTGGATTGTGCTGGTGGTTCTGGCGGTGATGGCTGCACTTCTGATTTATGCGGCGTGCTACGTGGATGGTGATATAGACCGCCAGAGCGAAGCGCACCCGCCGAAACCAGAGAAAGGACGAGACGATGGCAAAGTATGAGATGCTTATCGCTGCATCCGGGAAACGTGGCTCTGCACTCCTGCCGTGCGTTGTTGTCGATGAAAAGGGCATTAAGCGTGCTGCTGTACGGGCTAAGGCGATGGCTAGAGCTTGCTACCCGGAGTATGAAAAATTCAATGTGGTGAAGATGAAGGTGATTTCAGATGAACGAAAAGGGATTGATGGAACAGTCGAACGCAGCGATTAAAGCGGCGCTGGAGCTGTACGCGGCTGACCATGGGAAGTTGAACGATGGTGACAGCTTTACGACAAAGCTCAATAACTGCGTGCTCACCATTTCGCTGAAAGATGGGAGCTTGGACGTACAGTTTGACCCGGACGCAGACGTCGCGGTGGACACCCCGTACACACTGGACATGAAGCTCGACATTTATGAGGAGGAAGACAATGGCTGAGTACATCAACCGTGAGGACGTATTGAAATGCCTGGAGTATAACACGATTCAGAAGCCGAGTGCGAATGATGTTGTTTCTGCGACTCTCCGGGTAGCGCGGGAAAAGGTCGAGAAACTTCCTGTTGCACAGGAAGGAGCGCTACTTTCTTTCTGGCGCGACCCCGACAAGGATCCTCCGAAAGTTGAGACGGAAGTGCTGATTCTGTTTGAAACAGCCTGCGGCGGATATGGGATTACGACGGCCCACTACGAAGATGGCACTGTTTTGTCCGAAAAAAGCAAGTTCTACTGGGAAGAGATTTTCGAGTGGGGCACCTATGATGAAGAGCATGACGATTATCTCATCCCCAAAGGCTGGTGGGAATATCGTTATTTCAACCCGGAGGATGTTTACAACAACCGTGTTGATTCTCCTGTGGTTGGGTGGATGCCTTTGCCGCCGAAGGAGGTAGTGAAAAAATGAGAACGCTTAACGCTGACCAGCTGAAAGCTGTGCTGAGCATGGAAAGTTCACTGGGACATATTCACACGCTGGCAGATGTCGAAAACACGATTGATTATCTTGCCAAAGAAGAACCGGAAGCCGTAGCCGGTGTAGAAAAATTCAACATTTTCGATACCATGTGGTCAAGGAAAATTCAGGCGGCGTTTCCGCAGTCGTTCGTGAATATGCAAAACGAACTTGTTTTCAGTCTGAGAACTGATTCCGGCTTCAGCCTGAAAGATGTGACCAACGAAACCCAGCTGAAAGCAAAAATTTTGGAGTGGCTTACGCGGACTGCAATTAAAGCAGTCTCGCCCAAGGAAAGAAAACTCCACTTTGAGGGCATCAACAAGCTGCTGGGTACGAATTTTACGTTGGAGGAAATGACGGACATCTATACATATCTCGGAAATGGAATCAATCACGACCTTTGCGTGAAGTTTGTGGAGAGCGGCTACGATATGACGATGATTCAAAAAGAAGGGTGAGCAAATGGATAAGCAAAAGATTAAGAGTGTTCCGAGGCTGACGACCGATAACCCGGTGAACAATTTTCAGACTGCCCTCAACTTTACTGACGTCAGCGAGGACGGCTGGGTATGGCTGCGGCAACCTGAAATGGCACTGACCGAGTATGCGCGGCAGCTCGTCAAGGGGCATGGCAGCAGCATCGATCTGGGCTGCAACGATATGGAGCTCTCCGAAAGTCTGACCGATCACCTCTTCGACGACCCGAAGCAGAGCATTGACGGACTGATCGCAGAGCACTACACGATTTTGTGGGCCTACGCGACCCTGCGGGAAAAGCTCAAATGGTACGAGGATGCAGGAATCCCGGTCATTCCTAATTACGGTCTGAGTACCATCCGGCGGGCGATCAATCGGTACGGCACCGCCCCTCAGCTCCAGATGGCGATCAAGGAAATGTCAGAGCTCACGAAGGCGATCTGCAATCTCCAGCGGGCCGTAACCTTCAACTACCGCAACGGTGCGAAGATCAAGGTCGCCCACGAGAGCGTCAGGGAAGAAATCGCGGATGTTTACATCATGCTGGCGCAGCTCGTTGAGATCGTCGGCAAGCCTGAAGAGGTACAGCAGATCGTGCTCGAAAAGCTCGAACAGCTCAAAGGCTGTTTAGACGACGGGGAGGTACGCAGTGAGTAAAGAAATCTTACTTATACGCAATGATGATGGCGAATTCGAGCTGTACGATGACACCTACGATGTGGTCATTCATTGCAAAAATCGGCAGGGCATGAAAGAAACCTGCGAGATTCTGCGCAAGGTAGGCACCGACGAGAAAGCACCCAACGCTTTATTGATGGATCCTGTTGATATGGCGATTGCCATAAGGAACCATTGTAAATCACGCACAGGTGGGTGCGAGGGCTGCTGCTTTGACAGGCCGACCAGCGATAACGGGGATGGTGAATGCGTTTTGGGCTGTCCTGAAGACTGGGAAGTGTGAGACCGACTATGGCAAAAATTATCTGGATATGTCCTTCTTGTGGGGCGACCACGGAAGAGGTTTGCGAAACTGACCTTGTCCCGTTCCACAACCACCCCATCACCCTAAATAGGGAGTGCCAAAGGTGCATATACAGGCAGCGCTGGAATGACCTTTCCATGCTGGGGGTTCTTCCTTCTATTGGTAGCGGCGAAGAAGTTCGTAGCGCAGAGTATTATCACGATGTATGGGGGTTTGATTATTATGGTCCAGGGTAAAGCTGTTCTGCTGAGTATCCGGCCGGAATGGTGTGACCTCATCTTGCGAGGTAAGAAAACTATGGAGGTTCGGAAAAATTATCCGAAGCACCTTTATGAAAAAGGAAAACCGTTCAAGGTGTACATCTACTGCACAAAAGCACCGCAACAGCTTATCACTATTTTCAAAGACGGGGAAGAAACGATGGATGGCGAAATCCATCATGGAAAGCCTGTATTCGTAAAGTTCGATAAGTTACTGCCGGACAGCGTTCGCGGAAAAACGCAGATGGTTGTTGGCGAATTTGTCTGCGACAAAATCTATGAAGTTGCCCCGCTGAATCATACACCGGATGATTTTGAGCAGCAGGCGTGCATGGACAGAGACCAGATTTGGGAATATCTGCACGGTCAAGGCTGGGCGTGGCATATTTCAGAATTGAAGATTTATGACCAGCCGAGACCGCTGGAAACATACACGCGGCTGTTACAGACAGGATGTTGTTTTGAACCGCTCAAAGTCAAGAGGGCACCCCAAAGCTGGTGCTATGTGGAGGATGCAGAATGTACGTCATGAACAAAAAATGGGACTCCATCACGAACATTGCCCAGTGCACCAGCGTGTATGTGAGTCCTGAGCACGAAATCAAGGCTGTTCCTACGGGCGGCGGTGCGGTGTATCGGCTGGGACAGTATGAAACCGCAGAAATTGCCCGTGCTGTGCTGAATGACCTGTATATACACATTTCGACTGGCTGTGTCTACCAGATGCCGAATGACCAGCGAGCGCTGGTGCTGGCCCGCGGAATGAGCGACGAACGGCCTGACAAGTTTGCCGGGAATGGTAAGAAGCCGGTGCGCAGGGGAGGATCCTGATGACTAAGAGACATCATTATAACCGAAAAGGCCAACCACAGAAGCGGTGCAATCCCGACACTTGCCCGAACTGTATGTACATTGGAGAGGGCGACAGCTGGTGCGACAAAATTGGTGAAATTGTTCTTTCTGACTGGGAGCCTACGGATTATTACATGGGGTGTTGTAAGGGGGCAAGAGCAAATGAAAGCACACATCGAGCCTAAGAGCAAGGAATGCCCGTTCTGCGGCGCATCTACCTATGAGGTTATGAGTGGTACGGGCGTGAAATGTATTCGGTGCACCAATAAGAGAACTTGCGGTGCCATCGTCAGTTTCAACAACAAAGACTGTGATGAACGCGGAGTTTCCCCGGTTAAGTACTTCAATCGGCGGACGGAAAGGAAAGTGCTCCAATCGGCGTGCGGAAAGGGAGCAAAAAATGAATCTGATTCGTGAAGTTCTTTCAGACCAGACGGTGACGGCGGTGGCATCTATCATCCTGATCGTGGCCGCGCTGCCTATGGCTGGATGGTCTTGGGCCGTAAATCAAATGGCCGGAAAATCGGCCGGAAGAAAAAAGGAGGGTACATGAAAGCGCATCTGTCGTTCCTGTGCAATGGTCAGTGTCGGTGGTGCAAGAACTACTGGGATTGCAGTAAGCACAAGAAAATCCTGGCAAAAATTTTCGGATGCAAAGATTGGAGATGGCAAAACAGATGAAGAACATTCGCCAGCAGCGGGCCGATGAACGGGATAAGACGGCGCAGATCTTCACTTGGTGTATGGTAGTGGCCATGCACCAGGAAGAGGGCATTGGAGCTACGCGCCTAGAGCGGGCCTGTAATGAAATGCACGAGTTTCAGCAGCGGTACAAAACAAAAATCCTGACCGAGAACCGCAAAAGCGCAACGGATGCTATGCGGGAGGACTTGAAGGGCATCTGTGATTTTGAGGTCCGGCTTCCGCAGACCAAGGCCCCGCGCAACCGCAAGGAAGAACAGCTTCGCATGGCCCAGAATGAGGGTGCAGAAATTGCATGGTTGGTTATGGCGGCGACAACGCACCTGACCTTCGGTTTCGGTAAGGAACGGCTTGCCCGCCTGAAGCGGGAAACGCTGGATAATTACCGGCAGTACATCGGATGGGTAGAGCAGGACGGTGAAGCCTACGCAATGGAGCTGCTTCGCCGCTGTTCGGAACAGGCTTTGCAGGAAGAACTCAAAGTCAACGATATGCGGGAAAGCAAGAATCATATCCTGCCCGGTGGCTTCGCAGAGACCCAGAGTGCGGATATGCTGCGGGCGATGGAGGCCGTATCGGCTAAGATGGCGGCAGAGCGGGGCATCAAGCGTGTGCCGCTGGCGGTTTTGAGTCAGAGCGAGGTGACCCGCAGGATGAAATCTATCTGAGTAATAAAAAAGAGGATCGCTTGCGCAATCCCCCGATAGAGCAAGTCTATTATACCTAAATTGATGTATTTTGGCAACGATAGAACAGGAGGGTGCGCAAAATGACTATCCCGGAAGAAATGATGGCCGTTATTCAGGAAACCGCAAGAAAGGCCGCTCGTGAGGGCGCCAAGGAAGTTATCGCAGAACAGACCCGCAAAGCCGCAGGCCGCTGTGACCGCCGACTTCGAAACACGAAGCTGTTGCTGAAAAACTATCGAATGTTCAAGAAGCACTGCACGGGCGCGGTCTATACGGACGAAACGGGTGACCATGACGGCAAGGAAGAAGAAACTGCGCTGGAACTGCTTGATATGATGCTTCAGCGCAATAACGCGATTACGGTCGAATCGATCCGCAACTCCTGCCGCCGTACAAAAATCATGGTTCGTCATATTGATTCAATGCTGGCCCTGTACGAGACGTACTGCGAACAGAGCAAGAATGAGGCCCATAAGCGCGGCTACCGCATCATCAAAGCAATGTACATTGACGACGAGGCCAAGTCCATTGAGCAGCTTGCGGCGCTGGAGGGCGTGAGCACCCGTCAGGCATACCGAGACCACGATGCGGCCGTTGAAAAAATCTCGGCGCTCATGTTCGGCATTGATGCCTTGGACATGGAGTAGGCCGATGTCAAAATCATGTCATTTACACGGCATGAAAAATGTGGTAGAATAATACCGTAAAATTCTAATCATAGCGCATTGCCCGCCCGGTTTCGCCACCGAGCGGGTATTTTTATGCCCGGAAAGGAGGCAGAAAACCGCCGCTCCCCAATTTGACCCGCAACGCCAGCGGGATAGCAAAGAAGGGAGAAAAAATGAATCAGCAAGTAGTGTATCAGGATATTTCGCAGATCCATCCCTATGAGAACAATCCCCGGAACAACGAAGCGGCCATTGAGCCTGTTGCGCAGAGCATCAAGCGGTTTGGCTTCCGTGTCCCCATCCTCATTGACGGAAAAGGAACCATCATCGCAGGACACACCCGCTATGAGGCCGCAAAACGGCTTGGCATGGACGAAGTGCCGTGTATTCGGGTCGATGACCTGACGGATGAGCAAATCCGCGCATACCGCATTGCAGACAACAAGGTGGCCGAGGCTTCTTCGTGGAATGATGATGTTCTCCGCGCCGAAATGGACGCGCTGAAAGCTCTGGATGTCGATTTGACGGACACGGGTTTCAGCGAAGTGGAACTTGATGGGCTTCTTCGGGAAGTGGAGGATGCCGACTTCGAGGAATTCTTTACGGAACCTGTCCAACAGCCGCTCAAAGCGGCCAATGCAGGGCAGAGCACCGAGACCCAGCAATCTACCCAACCGGAATCTTCTCAGCCCGCTGTGCCGCAGCAGAGCGGCTCTAAGCTCATCCAATGCCCGCACTGCGGAGAATGGTTTGAGACATGAGGTTGTGTCTGGCGGGTACATTCCCAGCCGAGAAGATTGTAAAAGAGTACCGCCCGGAATATGAACTGCACCCCATTTGTTAGACAGTATGGTATACTGTTTAGGAAATGGGG